CTATGCGGAACTTCAATTGGATAAGCAAAAACCAAATAAAAATGATTCACAGAACATGAAAACACAGAAGAAGGAAGCTATTTCTAAGATCAACAATAATATTATGGAGACTTGTTTTTGTCCAATGGAGATTTTGGCTGATATTATTGATAAAAACACTATAAATAATACTGGGAAGAATAAAGGAAAATCACTGAAAATCGAAGGATTTTTGCTAAGTAAAAAGCAGGTAGGAAGTGTTAAAAAACAGAGCAGAAAGAAAAATGTTGAACAGATGATTGTTGAGTATGATACAGAAATGAAAAAGCTTGATTCCGGAGATGAGGATTATTCTGAGTTGTCTCTTGATTTGCTTGATAAGTTACTTGATAATATGAGCCGTATTGAAATTCATAAAACGGAATATTATGAACTTGTGAGACGAGCATTAGGTCTGGATGGAAAGAAGCATGACAACAATTTATGTAAGAGAATTTTAATTATTCTATATCAATATGATAAGCGTAAAAGCAAAGATACTTTGTTGAGATTATTTCAGAGTATAAAAATAAAAAGGTGTGCATAAAAATCGCTACAAGCCTTGAATTTATGGGGTTTATAAGATTTGCCTATGAGAGGGAACTTCAAAATAATTTGATTTTCTCTCTTCTTTTTTATGTATATAATTATTTTTTGTAAATTTGAATTTAATATCCCAATTTATATTATACACGTATTATTAGTAATGTCAATAGGAAAATGAATAAATATTTTGAGAGGAGAATAAAAGGTGATATTGCAAGAAGGTGTAAAAAAACGATATTTAAAATTCTTAGCTGAAACCGGATGTAAGCAAAATTTTATCTGTTTAAAGCTAGGAATTAATGAGAGTTCGCTGTCACGTTGGAAGAAAGATAGATTAAATTTAACAATATGTGACTTGAATTCACTTGATGCCTATCTGAAAAATAATGGGTATTAATACATAAGAGCTTGGGGTTGTATAGTATATGGCTTCAGGCTCTTTTCTAAAGGTAATTACTGTGAAAGCAGTTCTTATAAGCATTTGTTTTAACAATACTTTAAACATTAATGTTCTGCTGATCTCATACTCGTAAAATCGAGTCTTCCTCCGCCCAAAAAGCAATGCAAAGATCAGCTAGGTATTAGGAGCAGAGCTAATAACTCTGTGGATAAGGTTTGATAAACCTGCGGTGGTATCTCATTAAGGGGTACTACCGTTGCTAAAATCATGAATTTGGTAACAAAAATTTATTATAAAGAAGGTGGTATTTAAATGGGTGAAGTAAAAACGATACTTAACAAGAAGTACGGGATTCCATTGGTTCAGAAAGGATTTAAAGTGATTGATATCCAGCCAAGTAATAATAAAGGTAATGGTGATATTGCTTTCATCTTTGAAAAAACGGATGAACTGGAAAGAGAATTTTCAATAATGATTAACGAGAGTCGATTTTCTAAGCAATTACATGGATTAACTCTATATGATATTCGGACACTTCAAGGGGTCCTCTCTGGGTATGAAGTTTCGGACGAGGATAGGTTCAGGATAATGAGAATATTAACTGATATCGATTATGATATTATCGGCTATAAAGAACCGGAAGAAGAGATTATTAATTTACCAGAGGAAATTCTAGAAACAGTATCTGAAGATCCAGTTGAAGTAAATACAAATGAATTAATACAAGCTATGTCTGGTAATAAGAATTATAAAAAATATGATGCTGCCTATAATAAGGTAGTCAAAAAAAGATAAAGGATGGTGTTTAATAATGGAATTTGAAGGATTAGTAAGGCTTACGGAAGAAGAAAACATGATATTGAGGGATTATATTGATAAGAAGATCAACGAAGAGATTAGTAAACTTAGACAGGAAATCAAAAGAGATAATTATTCTAAGGATGATTTCAGCAAAGCATTTTCTGGAGTGCTAGGTAGAAGATAATTAAGATTTGAAAGTGAATGGGGTACATAATGGGTAATCTATCAGTGGATTATCCTAACTATTTTATAAGATAAAGGATGATTAAATGTTTGATATTGATATAAGTATATTGGATATAAAGAAAGCTGGTATTGAGCCGGTAGCTGATGATGAAATATTTGTACAGGTACATAATACGATAAATTATTGGATTTCAAATTATGGAAGATTAGTGAATAATCTACGAAAAAAATTCTACTTACATAAAGTTGGTGATGTTCATTGGACGATTCAAGGATACTATCTTGCTGGCGTTAAATGTCCGAGAGATACATATCCAAGTGAATTGGTAGCGGAACATTTTCTGGAGAAGGTTAAGGGGAAAAATCGTATATGGATAATTGATGGAAATAGAGCGAGCAATTATTATAAAAACCTTATCTATGTTGATGATCAGGAATATTATGATTTGAATATTGGCAAGAGTAAATTTGAGGATTTAGGCAGAAGTCAGGAATATGTTCCTTATATTAATGTACATAAAAATCGTGCAATGCAGATTTATAATGGCATTTATATGAGATGCTATGATTCAGAGTTAAAGAAAAAGTACCCTCATTATGAAGAAACCACGATGCACAAAGGTTGGCATAAAGATCCAGAAGTGTTTTGCGATTGGTATGAGTTCAACTATTATAAATGTGACAACGAACAAATGGTCGTTGATAAAGATCTGCTTTTTAAAGGAAATAAAGAATATGCACCGGACAAATGTTGCATATTACCTTGGACATTAAATGTCATGTTATCAAATTGTAAAAAACACTACAATCGGAGTGATTCTATTCTTAAGAGAAAAGAAAGTGGGCTTCCATTAGGTGTTAGGTATGACGAAAGTAGAAATAAGTATTACGGACAAATCAAAATGGACAAATTATTGAGTTGTGATAGTGAAGTTATAACATTAAATTATTGGGGGACGCAGGAAGAAGCCTTTTCTGAGTACAAACGTCATAAAGAAGCTTACATATTGATTATGGCTGATAAATATAAGAATAAGGTACCAAAGTTTATATATGATGCATTATTGAGATTAACGGTAGAACCGTATTAATAAAATAAAATGAGAAGGATGGTAAATAAGATTATGAATAAGGGAACAGTAAAGTGGTTTGATGCAAAGAAGGGTTTTGGATTTATTCTAGACAGTGAAACAGAAAGGGAATATTTTGTTCATTTCTCTGATATTCATGGTGATGGTTTTAAGAAGTTATTCGAGAATGATAGAGTTACATTTGAGGTTCAAGAAACAGATAAGGGACTGAATGCAGTTAATGTTATCAAAGAGAAGAGAATACAGTAATAATGTGGTAATCTGATTATAAATATAGAGAGTTGAATAGAGTAGCGGCTATACTTAATCGTGGGTATAGCCGGTCAGATAACATATAACATTTATTATTTAAGCGAAACTATGTATGGTTAATTGGTTGCATGAGCTTTGATTATTCAATATTATCTGATTGTTTACCATTGGGTATAGACCTTACATATACTGTTCCGTTGGACTTGTGAACAGTTTCATAACCATTATAGTTTGGATTACCCTTTTCGATTTGTGTAATTACTTGGTCAAGCCCAAAGGTACGACCACTTTCTGTGTTAACAAATTTGACATTAAGACCGCTTTGAGTTTCCTGAATTGATTTTAAATCCATATAAATCCTCCATTATTTAATAGAACATAGTTTCGCTTTCCCTATATATAATTATATAGAAGAAAATGGATTTGTCAATATTAAAATACTAGATATATGTGATGAATGCAATATGATACTATATATAGTGGATAATGTGGATAATGTGAATGAAACAGTCTAATTTTAAAACATGGTATTTCCTTTTCTATCCTTTTGGTATATAATGTTATATTATGTACGAATGAAGGGGATTTTTATGGGAACAGTAGAGCAAAATAAAAAAATTGTTGAACAAAGAGCGGTTGAGATAGCTACAAAAGTAGATTATGCATTAGCTTCACCTACAACCAAACCAATTGATAGGGAATTAATGACAGGACAGGCAAATATTAATAAGTCAAGCAATAGTGGTAATAAGGGAGGTAAATAATTATAGAAGAGATATTAAAAATTATAGATTCGATACCTAAGGTATTACAATATTTTATCGCAGGGTATTGTTTTATTTTTATTTTCAGTTCATTAACATCAAAGAAATTAGATTATAAGATAAAAATAATAATGTCGTGCGTAATAAGTTATATTTTTGTATCATTAATTGCAACGGTAAATAAACTATATATTCATAATCAGTATCTGGAAGAGCCATTAGTTATATCGGCTATTTCGATTTTATTAAGTTGTGGAACATCAGTAGGGCTTGCTAAAATATATGTAGGGAATAAGTTTCATGATTTCATGGTGAATAAATTTTATAAGTCCCCAAATGATGATATTTGGAGAGATGTTTTTGATTATAAAAATGGAACTAATTTAAAGGTATACTTAAAAGAAACCCCATATTATTTAATAGGTCATTATAAAAGCCATGAAGAAAAAGGTAACGATTCATGGTTTGTACTTTCTGCATTTAGCAAAATAGATAATCAAACAAATAGTAATTATAGTAATGAACCTGATTTTAGTTCGAGAGATGATATACTTATAACAATAAGATTAAGCGACATAGAACATATTGAAATATTTTAAGCATCTACCGTAAAAAGTAGGTGTTTTTTTATTGTGTAAAAATAATTAACGAGGTGAACTGTGAACGAAAATAATTTAGAGAAAATGCTATTGAAACTAAAGAAGATTTCCAAGGAGAAAGCGGATCAACTTCAGAAGCGTACCTATAGGAAACTAAGTATTAAGGAAAAGAAGCGTCCTGTTACGAAGAATAAAGATTCTAATTCGGAGCTTGCAAAAATTGGTGAATAGTGGTAGTATTTGTAATTAGAAAGAGGTGCTGATTATGGATATAATTAACAGGATTAAGGATGAAGAAGAAAAAATAAAATTGGCAAGAAATTATTTGCATGATATGATTAATAAAAGTAATAATGAGATGAAAGTTACCAGGAATAAAAGTGATGATTGTTATTACTTTGACTGTTTTTTCTTAACTAATAGAGTCTTATTTAATATACCATTCAAAACAATCTGTAATAGATGTATTGATATTACTATTAATAATATTAAATCAGAAATAGATAAAATTATTATCCAAAAGATTTATGAATCATACTGGGCAGAATAATATTAAAGCACAAGCACCTCCAAAGAGGTGCTTTTTTAGATCATAAAAAGCGCTCAGTCAATTTGATTGAGCGCTTATGTAGTTATGCATTGGTATTATCTTTTGTACAATTCGGTTTGTTTGATTTAAATTTTAGCTTAAATCGTAGAAAATGAAATAAATTAAATTCAAAGTCAATACCGATGTCATCACGATTTTTTTTACAAAGAGCAATTGTTAAAAACATAAAAATAACAACTACTAACGTAATCACGTAAGACATACGTTCTACCTCCTAAAGAAGATTTTGGCGAAGTATTTTATCTTTTGTGAGTTTTATAGTTGTTCAGGTTTGTATGGTTATAAATTTTATCGTTTTGTTTGGTTATCATCTGATAGTGTTTATAGTGTTTGCCAATATATTCATTATATAAGGTAATATATGGATTGTCAAATGGAAAGTTAATATGAAAGAGAATTTTAGGGAATGTTACATATTAGCACCTAAAAATGGGTGTTTTAAATGAAGAAAGTAAAGGTGTGTCATGGCACAAGAGTTTGCTAAGAAGTTCTACAATTCCAAAGCATGGAAGGAGTGTAGAGCTTCTTTTATTGCCAAGAGGATTGCTATTGATGGTGGTATGTGTATGACCTGCCATAAGGAATTAGGATACATAGTACATCATAAGACTTGGCTCACTCCTGAGAATATATCTAATCCTATGATATCGCTGAACCATGATAAACTAAAGTATGATTGTCTACTGTGCCATAATCAAGAAAAGGAAGGCAAGGAGATAGAACAACCAAGATATGTGTTTGGTGTGAATGGCGAAGTAATCCTAATTAAACCAGAGAAGAATGAGGAATAAGAAATGATTGTAAATAAAGAAGATGTTGTCAAGAGAATCATAGATAATAGATTGTTCTCAGTTGTAATAGCTGATGAACAGTATGCTTGTCTTGCTCCGCATGATATCCATGATGATAATTGGATTGACTTGACAAAAGTAATTTTAATTAGTAATCAGGAAAAGGAAATATTTAATAAGGTATATGCCCCCATAAATTACTGATTATTACGATGCTAAAAGACCGACGGTGAAGTCAAAAGGAATACACAGGACAATCCTATAGGGGGTGTAGTCCATAAAGAAAGTAGGTGAATTTATTGGGAAAAAAGAAAACATATGAGAATATGAAAAAAGAAGAAATTATTAAGTCTGAGAAATCAAAACTCGATGGTATTTATACAAAGCTAGAAAATGAAACTAAAAAATCAGTAAGTTCATTGGTTGATGAAGCTTCCTTTATGGCTGCAAGTCTATATGAGCTACGTAAGATTATTAATGAAAAGGGTTATACTGAAGAATACCAAAATGGGCAGAATCAAAAAGGTATTAAAAAGTGCAGTGAGGTTGAAATATACATAAATCTATCTAAGAATTATATGTCCATCATGAAGCAGTTGACGGATCTATTACCAAAAGATCATTCAAGTAAATCAGATACTTCAGATGGGTTTGATGAGTTCGTAGGTGAGCGCGATGATTAAATATCCGCGTAATTATAATCCTATTCTGCATTACTGGAACTTGATAGAATCCGGTCAAGAAGTAGTTCCTAAGAAGATATACTATACATACCAGAAGCTCGCTAATGATGTTGTTGATACATCAGGCGAGTTTTTTTATTCGGCAAAACGTGCCAATCATGCAATAGAATTCATCGAAAATTACTGTAAACACTCAAAAGGAGTTATGGGTGGAAAGCCTGTATTATTGGAAATATGGCAGAAAGCTATGATTGCAACTACATTTGGTTTTATTGATATAGAAGGTTACCGCAAGCATCAACGATGTATCTTAATAATTGCTAAGAAGAATGGTAAATCTCTACTTGCTTCTGCAATTGGTCTATATCTACAGATAGCAGATAATGAAGCTGGAAGTGAAGTATATGCAACAGCTACAAAGAAAGATCAGGCTAAAATTATTTGGGCAGAAGCGAAGAGAATGGTTAAAAAATCACCTGTTTTAAGAAAGCGAATTAAGTGTTTGGTTGCTGAATTGAACAGTGATACAAACGATTCCGTATTTAAACCGTTAGCAAGTGATTCAGATAGTCTTGATGGGCTTAATGTTCATGGAGCATTAATGGATGAGTTGCAACAGTGGAAGAATGGAAGAGCTTTATATAATATCATTGCTGATGGAACCATAGCAAGAAGTCAACCATTAATTCTTATAACAACAACGGCCGGGACGATCAGACAAGATATTTATGATGAAATTTATGCCGAATGCGAGCGAATAATTAATGGATATATTGGGTTGGATGAATATAGAGATGATAGAACAGTTTGCTTCATATATGAGCTTGATGATAGAAAAGAATGGAAAATTCCTGAATGTTGGAAGAAAGCAAATCCAAATATCGGGGTTTCATTTAAATATTCATACCTTGAACAAAAGGTTAAGATGGCAAAGCAGAATGAAAAATTGGTAAAAAATCTTCTTTGCAAGCACTTTGATATGCCTGAGACTGGTTCAGAATCATGGCTGAGTTATGAGCAATTGAATAATAAATTAACGTATGATTTGAAAGGTCTGAAACCTAAATATGGTATTGCCGGAATTGATTTAAGTTCTACCACGGATCTTACCTGTGCGTCTGTAATATTCCGTGTTCCCAATGATCCAATATTGTATGTTAAACAAATGTATTGGCTACCTTCAGACCGATTAGAACAGAAAATCATACAGGATAAAGTTCCTTATGATTTATGGATTGAGCAAGGATTACTGAGATTAAGCGAAGGCAACAAAATTCGGTATTCAGACGTCACGTTGTGGCTCAAAGAGGTTCAAGAGATTAATGGAATCTACTTGTATAAAATAGGATATGATCGATACAGTGCGACATATTTAGTCGATGAAATAGAACAAAATTTTGGTAAAATAACCATTTCAATAGCGCAAGGAGCAAAGACATTTAACATTCCTATGAGGAACTTCTCAGCGGATTTGGAGAAGGGGTTAATTAATTATAATGGGAATCCAATTACATTATGGAATTTGGCTAATGCATCAGTAACAATCGACACAAATGAAAACATGTATCTGTGTAAAACACATGATTCTACTAAACGTATTGATGGTGTTGCTAGTCTACTAGATGCTTATATTGTTTATCTGGACGAGTATAACAATTATATAGCAATGACTAATTATTAAGAGAAAGAGGGTGATATTAAATTGGGGTTATTTGATAAGATATTTCCAAAACAAAATCAAGTAGAAAAGCAAGTTCAATCTGCAATTCAAGGATATTTTAAGACATTATCTGCTTACAGTCCGTCATTTACTACATATGATGGTGGAATTTATGAAATGGAACTAACCAGAGCAGCGATTGATAGGTATGCGACTTTTTGCAGTAAGCTTAAGCCGGAATTACAAGGGAATGCATATAAGAATATTGAAAAAGTATTGCAATATAAGCCAAATCCATGGATGAATACAAGTCAGTTTTTATACCGTATTGCTACTATTTTAAAGGTAAATACAACAGCTTTTATAATACCTTTATATGCTGAAGATTACGAAACGATTGTCGGGTTTTATCCGTTGCTACCTACAAACACTGAATTAATTCAGGTGGGGGGTGAACCGTGGTTACGATATCGATTTGGAAATGGGGAAACAGCAGCAATTGAGTATAGTCGAGTAGGCGTAATGACAAGGTATCAATATAAAAATGATTTCTTTGGAGATGGTAATAGTGCTTTAAATCCTACTTTAAATCTATTGGATATTCAGAAGCAGGGAATTGTTGAAGGCATTAAGCAATCTGCAACTTTGAGATTTTTAGCAAGATTAACAACCGTAACTACTCCTGGGGATATGAAAAAAGAGAGAGAACGATTTTCACAGGAAAATTTAAGTAATGAAAATACTACAGGTGTTATGATGTTTGATAATAAGTATGCCGAAGTGACGCAGATTAATTCGAAACCGTTTATTGTAGATGCTGAGCAGATGAAAATCATTCAGAATAATGTGTTCAATTATTTTGGTACGAATGAAGAAATTCTTCAAAATAAATATGATGAAAATAAGTGGAATGCATATTATGAGGGAGAAGTAGAGCCATTCGCTATACAGTTAAGTCTTGTTTTAACTAATATGTTATTTACGCAGAAAGAAATTGCTTTTAATAATGCTGTTATGTTTACAGCTAATAGATTACAGTATGCTTCCAACAGTACAAAGTTACAAGTATCGAGCCAAATGTTTGATAGAGGGATATTGACTACCAATCAGGTAATGGATATATGGAATATGGCTCATGTTGAAGATGGAGACAAACGGTATATTAGAAAAGAGTATGCTGAGATTAATAAACTAGGTGATAGTACAGACACGAAAGGAGTTGATACGAATGCCAATAATGAAGGACAGGGAATACAGACAGCTACAGATATTACAACCACAGACACAACAGAAGAGAATTGATTCTGATTATTATGTGGAAGGTTATGCAACAACATTTGACCAACCATATTTATTATATGAAATAGACGGCATTAAATATTATGAAGTGATTGATCGTCATGCTTTAGATGGTGCAGACCAATCAGACATTATCTTTCAGTACGATCACGAAGGAAAAGTATATGCGAGAAAATCAAATAATTCATTAATCGTAGAGCCGGATAATCACGGCTTATTTATTTGTGCGGATTTGAGTAAATCGACAGCAGCAAAAGAATTATATGGTGAGATTTCGAATGGACTAGTTACTCGTATGTCATGGGCTTTTACCGTGGCAGAAGAGGATTATAATCGAGAAACTAGGACACGTACCATTAAGAAGGTTAAAAAAGTTTATGATGTGTCAGCTGTTAGCATTCCAGCCAATGATGATACTGAAATATCCGCTCGATCCTATGCAAAAGGAGTTTTTGACATAGAGAAGCAGGAGCTGCTAGAGCGTAGAAAGAAGCAATTGAAACTGAAATTAAAATTAGAATTGGAGGATTTATAAATGAGATTACATGAAATCGAGCAGAGGTTATCTGCAATTAAGAGCGAGATTGATATTGAGGGTGCTGATTTAGATGCTTTAGATACAGAGTTAACGGCACTTAAAGAAGAAAGAAAAGGAATTATGGATAAGGCTGAAAAGAGAAAAGCCTTATTAGAGGGAGTTGCAAATTTAGAGAACCCAACAATTATAAAAACATTTGAAGAAGATAAGGAGAAAAGAACAATGGAATTTAACAAGGAAAACGTATATGAAACAGCAGAATATAGAAGTGCATTTTTAAATAATTTGAGAGGTATTGAATTAAATGACGTTGAAAAACGTGCTTTCTCTACTGCTACAGGTAGTGCAGGTGCAGTAATCCCAACAACAACTCAGAATAAGATTGTTGAAGTTGTTAAGCAGCAGGCACCATTATTAAATGAAATCTATTTAATGCAAGTACCCGGCGGAGTTAGTATTCCGGTTGAAGATGTGGTTAATGAGGCGGTTAAACATACAGAGAATGCTACAATTACAGCATCTGATGATACATTGAAATATGTAGATCTATTTGGTTATGAAGTAACTAAATTACTATATATTTCTAAGTCAGTATTGAAGATGTCCGTTGGTGCTTTTGAAACTTGGTTAGTAAATAGCTTGGGTAAGACTTTGGCATCTAAGATTACAAAGTCAATTATATATGGTACAGGAACAGGAGAAGCAAAGGGTGTTGATAAAATCACTTGGGATGCTACAAATTCTATAACAGTCACTTTGGCTGGTTTATTAACAGCACAGAATGTATTAGACGTAATTGCATTACTGCCGGGTGGATTTGATGCAAACGCTAAGTTCTTAATGAGCAAGAAAACATTATTAACTGACTTTGTTCCTTTACAGGATAAAGCAAAGAATAATCTTGTATCACAGGAAGGTAGAAATTATTTCATTCAGGGATATCCTGTAATGCTTGATGAACGTGTTACCTTACATGAAGCAATTCTCGGTGACTTTTATGCTGGTTATTATGGAAATATGCCAGAAGATGCTAATGTTGACGGTGGATTTGTTAGAACTTCAAACAACTATGAATACTTAGGTGCGTGTATGTTTGATGGTAAACCAGCTATTGAGGATGCATTTGTTAAAATTGTGAAGGCAGTAGCTTAATTAATATAAAACTATTGGGGCGGTGTGATAACCGCTCTTTTTTCTATGAAACGAGGTGACAAAATGCTTATTGATGATGTTAAGCAGACATTAAGAGTTAGTACTTCTACATTGGATACTGAAGTAAATGATAATATTGAATCCGCAAAAGCTGATTTGATTCTATCAGGAATTCTTAAATCTAAAACAGAAGAAGATGTTATAGATGGATTTGATTCTTTGATTAAAAGGGCAATTATCTTATATGTTAAAGCTAATTTTGGTCTTGATAATGTTGATTCAGAAAAGTATCAGAGAGCATATGACAGTTTAAAAACACATCTTTGCTTATCGCAAGAATATACAGTTGAGGTGGTCTAATGTGGAAGGATACTATTGATATTGGTAACATGACAGAGACAATTATAAAAGGCGAACCAGTTCAATCAATGGTATATCATGAGGTTTTTGCTAATAAGAAATCGGTCAGACAATCAGAATTTTATCAAGCATCTATTGCAGGATTAAAGCCGGAATTAGTTTTTGAAATACGTTCGTTTGAGTACAATAACGATAAAAAATTGAGATATCCTTCCGGTGATACTGGTATTGTATACGATATCATTCGTACATATGATAGAGGGGAAATTATCGAATTAACAGTTTCCTCGTTCGTAGGAGGTGCTAAGTAATGGCTAAGAAAACTTCATTCACATTTGAAAGCAACCTTGAAAAGATTATAGATAAGATTGAGGAAGTTCCTGCAAAGGTATTAAATGTAATAGGTCAAAATCTGGTTAAGGAAATAAAACCAAATGTACCAAAACGGACTGGAAAGTTAAAGAAATCTCTTGGATATTGGGCAAGAAAATATGAGAAGGACTTACAAATTGGATTCAAAATCTTTTATGCTCCATTCGTGTTTAACCATGATGATCCCATTAAGCCAGTAGTTGTTAAGAATGCTCAGCTAATTGCTGATATGATTAAAAGAGCGATTGATGAGATTGGAAAGAAGGGTGATAAATGATGAATATGAATGCAGTAGCAGATCAGGTACAAGAAATTCTAGAAATCAAACATTCTCGAGCATATCGGAATAAAGCTCCTAAAAAGGTGATATTTCCATATGTGGTTTATAGGATTGAAAGTGTTATGAATACGATTCCAAGTGAAGACTTGTATCTTAATATTGATATATACGAGGACATTAATAACAGTGTTAGGGATATGGAAGATTTAGCAGATAGTATTGATAATGATTTGAACCAGAAAATTATTAATACTGATTTGTTGAATCTGTATTTTGATAGAGAAGCAAGACAATATATAAATGACGAAGAACTTATTGGAACACATCTTATTAATTTAAGATATGTGATGAGGGCTTATTTTAAATAAGAAAGGAACGTGAAAAATGGCAACAGCAGATAAGATATTATTAGGTATGGGAGTTGTTACAATCGGTACTACCCCTATTGGTTTGACTCGTGGGGGTTCTGCCTTTGTAATCGAACGTGAATATAGAAACATCGAAGCGGATGGAGATAGAGGAGTTGTTAAGGGAAGAACTGTAATTGATTCGGAGAATGCAAAACTTACTGTAAATGGGTTGGAACTTTTTACGGCAGCAGACATGACAAAATATTATCCGGGCATGAGTGTAGTAACAAATAAAATGACATCTACTTTAACAATTGTTGAAGGTGATTATAATGATGTAACTTGGGTAGGTAAAACCAAGGATGGTAAGGCTGTAACAATTAAGGTAGAAAATGCATTGAATCTAAGTAATCTTGAATGGACACTTGAAGATAAATCTGAAGTAGTACCTTCATTAGAATTTACAGCTACATATGACGAGGCAGCTAGAGATGTTGCCCCATGGAATGTAGAATTTGCAGTTTAATATTGAAAAGTTGATTGAGGGTGGATTAATTCCATCCTCTAAATTTATTTTAAGGAGGAATTATTATGCGTGGGTTTGAATTACAAGACACTTTTAAATTGTCTGAGATTATTGATGTTATGGATGTTCAGTTGGATTTGAATGAATTGATGGATAAGGCAAAAGCGAATAAAGGAAAAGTTCAGGAAAAGGTTGGTGCACAGGTTGCATTGCTCTTTATAAAGAAATTACATAAAGCTCAAAAGCAAGTAATTGAATTTATATCTGGTATTACAGGAGAAGGCGAAGAAGTAGTTAAAAAATATAAACCAAAGCAGATTTTAACTTTCTTCACTGAGTTATTCAATAATGAGGATTTTCAAGATTTTTTCAAGTAGGTAGCAACCTCAATATAGTTGATATTGAGGATTTGCTACTTAAAAGATATTCAAATATTGAATATATCATACACCTTCCATTAAAGAGAGGGATTAAGTTACTCAAAAAGGCTATGGAGGAAGATACAAAAGAATATGCTTACAGAATATATTTAGCAGCATATCCGAACATGGACAAGAAGAATTTTAAAACATTCAACGAATTTTGGGAAGAAACTAAACCTCAGAATATAGTTATTGATACAAGAAGTGAAGATGAAATCATGGAAGAAATTCTTGAAATAGATAAAAAATTTAAGAAGGGAGGTAATTAATCATGGAATTATTTAAGCTATGGGGTACAGTGCTAATAGAAGATCAGGATGCAATAGATGCTCTGAAGAAAGTAGATGATAAAGGAAAAAAGACAACATCAAGCTTACAAGACTTGGCTGATAAAGGAGCAAAGATAGGTGCTGCCATAACAGCAGGTGCAGGAATTGCAGTAGCTGGTTTAATGACATTAGCTAATTCTACAGCACAGACAGCAGATAAGTGGGATAAATTATCGGAGCGTACTGGTATTAGTGCCGAAGAACTTCAAAAATGGGGATATGCGGCTCAGCAGTCTGGTGGAGATATTGCACTTCTTGAAACAGGTATGAAGAAGTTATCGAATATGGTTGCTGATGCTCAAGACGGTAATGCAAAAGCAATTGAATCATTTGAAAAACTTGGACTCTCGGTATCTGATTTAAGCAATATGTCAATGGAGGATGTCTTTAATGCGACTATGATGTCACTTGGAGACATGGAACAAGGAGCTCAAAGGAATGCACTAGCTAACGACTTACTTGGAAAAACATACACAGAACTTATGCCTATGATAAATGAAGGATCTGAAGGTATGAATGCACTTAAAAACAGAGCAGATGAATTAGGAGTAGTACTTTCACAAAATGCAGTTAATTCAGGTGTGAAATTTGGAGATACTTTAGAAGATGCTAAGGCAAGTCTAGGCGCTGTAAAAAATACAATAGTAGCTGATTTATTACCTCAACTAACAAATATGTTAAACTGGTTTGTTGAGAAATCTCCGCAAATTCAAGCGGTTGGTGGTGCTGCTCTAGGCTTAATCTCTGATGCTATAGGTTTTATTTCCGATAATTCTAACATTCTTATTCCTATTTTAGGTGGTGTACTTGGTGCAATTATGGCATTGCAAGTAATTAGCGTTGTCAATGGATTGATGACAGCATGGAAAGCTTCTACAATAGCAACAACTTTAGCGCAAGGTGGATTGAATGCAGTATTAATGGCTAATCCAATTGGTTTAGTGGTTGCAGCAATTGCAGCTTTAATTGCTATTGGGATTGCCTTATATATGAACTGGGACAAGATCAAAGAAAAAGCCGGAGAAATATTCGGAAAATTAAAAGAGATTGTCGGTGGAGGAATTGACAAAATTAAAGGTATCTTTGAAAAGATAATAAATTTTGTTAAAGATAATTGGCAAGGATTACTTCTCTTAATTGTTAATCCATTTGCTGGTGCCTTTAAACTTGCATATGATAATTGCGAAGGATTTCGAAATGCAGTGAACGGGATATTTGAGAAAATTAAAACAGGTATATCTGATAAGATAAATGCGATTAAAGCAGTAATAACATTTGTTTTTAGTACCATTAAAGATATCATGTCAAATCCATTTGAAGCAGCTAAAGATATTATTGGTGGTGTTATAGATAAGATTAAGGGATTTCTTAATTTTAAATGGGAGTTTCCTAAGTTGAAAATGCCTCACTTCTCAATTAGTGGAAGCATGAATCCCCTTAAATGGATTGATGAAGGTGTTCCAAAGTTGTCAGTGGATTGGTATGCAAATGGTGGAATATTTAATAAACCAACGATATTTAATACTCCTTATGGGTTAAAGGGTGTTGGTGATGCAAAATCTCCTGAAGTTGTTGCTCCACTAGATAACCTAAAAGAGATGCTTGGATTAGATAATAAGAAAGCTGAGAAAAAAGTAGAAGTTAATATTTTCATTGATAAATTTACTAATAATACGGATACAGATATAGAGGATTTAATAAAAGAAATAGATTTCCAGACGAAAAGACAATTTGAGGGAGGAGGGTTTTCATATGCTTAATTTGATTTTTAAAGACAAATCAAGTAGTGATTTTGATTATATGAATGTCATAAATGTTGTTACAACGAAGCAAGGAAAAAGGCAAAAGCCGGAAGAGCAGATAGACATATTCGAGATTCCCTATCGCAATGACGAGTTAATTATACATAGCGGACGATTTAAGCCATACATTCAAGAGTTTGAATTTGTTTTACGTGATCCAACACAAATCCCTCGAATAAATCAATGGTTATCAGGAAGAGGTAAGCTTATCTTAGATAATGATTATGAAGTATATGAAGGCAGTGGGTTTTATATCGCAAGTGTTATTGATGGATGGGATTACGTAAAATATGTTCATAATACATATAGCTTTACTGTGAAGTTTAAGGTTGATCCCTTTTTCTATTATAATGAAGGGCAGCAAAAGAAAATATATACTGCTCAGCCTATGAGATTATTTAATAGTGGCACATTTTATTGTGAACCATATATCAAAATCATAGGAAACGGTGATATTACCTTAACTATTAATAGTCAGGTATGCAATTTTACAAATGTTGTTGATTATATAGAAATCGATTCCCAACTAATGGTTGCTTACAAAGATACTGTTAATGAGGGACATAGAATGTCTGGTGACTTTCCGATATTAGAAGTAGGCAAGAATAATATAGCCTGGTCAGGAAACGTTGCAAGCGTTGAAATAATAACGAGAGTGAGGGATTTAGGATGATAAGATATTTTAATAGGAATGAATCGAATTTTAATCATAATGAAAAAATCTTATCTCCTTTATCTTGCTATATAACGGAACAAGCAAATGGAATGTTTGAACTTGAAGCAGAATTTGCACGGAATGTAAGTATAACTGAAGGAGATATAATCAAGGCTCCATCACCGAGAGGAGAACAGTTATTTCGGATATATTGTATTAAGAAATCTTTAAAAGGGAAGACGGCTTATGCGAAACATATCTTTTATGATTTAAGCAAGAATTTTCTA